AATAGTAACCAATCATTAAACAGTATAGGAACATGGAAAATAACGAAACGAAACAGCCGCAGGGAAAGACCTATGACGGCGGTGTGACCGAGGAACAAATCAACAAATGGAAAGCCGTACACAAGCGCGTTATCCGTATCGACGTGACGGACGGTGAAGACCTGCATGTGGCCTATTTCAAACGCCCGTCGCTGGAAACCATGTCGGCCGTTACAAAGGTCGGCAAGAGCGACGAGGTGAAAAGTGCCTCCGTGCTTTATGACAACTGTTTTCTGGGCGGTGACACGGAAATGCGCGAGGACGCGCTGCTGTTCATGGCGGCGACCACGCAGCTGGGCAAGATGTTCAACTCGTGCCTCGGCAGCCTAAAAAACTTGTAGAGGCGCACCAGCTTTCTGATGACGACGATAAGGACGGTTTTCAAAAGGGGTGTGCCTTAATCCGCGCGAACCTCGGTCTTGACCCGACGGTCGGCAGTTATGAAGAATGGGCGGCGCATTACGCCGAGGCGTTATGGCTGGAGAAGTTCCGAAACAGGAACCTTGCAGAAATGCTATCGGGAATGTTTGGGGGCAATGCCAGCCCTTGACGCCCGCCTGAAATCTTTGAACGCGGCACGGGCGAAAGCACCGAGCAGATAAAATGGCATGATAACGATACCTATGCAGATAGGCAGCATTACGAACCATTTACCGATAAAAATCAAGATGCTTTCCATATTCAAAACAGTGTAAAAGTAACACGTTGCTAAAATAGTAAAAACAACCCGATTATGCAAAATTTCGACTACCAATTTAATGTCGGCGGCAATTTTACCGCCACGATGGACGGAATGGCCGAGAGTACAGGCCGTTTCAATGCCGCCGTGGAGGGTACGCACAGCTGGCTCGGCAAATTGGGTCAGACGCTTGCAGTCTGGGATTTGGCAAGTAACTATGTAAGCAAGTTCAACGACACGCTGGTCGGCCTTTCGTCTTCGGGCATATCGCTTGACAGCCAGATGCACGATTTGAGTGCCGTCGCGGGTGTCGTGGGCGACGGCCTGAAACAGATTGAGGGGTACGCCCGCAGCAGTGCAAAGGCTTTCGGTATCGACGCCTCGCAGGCCGTTGAGGGTTACAAGCTGCTGCTTTCGCAGCTGTCGCCCGAACTCGGTAAATACCCCGAGGCTTTGCAGGCGATGGGCAACTGTATCGCCACCACCAGCAAACTGATGGGTGGTGACGGTGTGGCGGCGGCCGAGGTTCTGACCACTGCTATGAACCAGTACGGCATCAGCCTTGACGACCCGATGAAAGCCAGCGCGGAAATGGCGCGCATGATGAACGTCATGGCCGCGGCGGGTCAGGCGGGTTCTGCGGAACTTCCCGCCATCAAAGTGGCGTTGCAGCAGTGCGGTATGGCCGCGAAAGCCGCCAACGTCAGCTTTGAGGAAACGAACGCCGCCATTCAGGTGCTCGACAAGGCGGGCAAGAAAGGTTCGGAGGGCGGTGTCGCCCTGCGTAACGTGCTTTCCACCCTTGCCGCAGGCCGTTTCCTGCCTGAAAAGACGCAGGAGGAACTGCAAAAGGCGGGCATCAACGTGTCCTCCCTGACCGATAAGACGAAGCCGCTGAAAGAACGTCTGGAAACGCTCAAACCGCTGCTGAAAGACGACGCGCTGCTGTCCGCCCTGTTCGGCCGTGAGAACGCGAACGCCGCCCTTGCCCTGATAAACGGCACTGAAAGTTTGCAGGACTTCACCGAGGCCGTCACAGGCACGGCCTCGGCGGAAGAACAGGCGGCCATCATCATGGACAGCTACGCCGAGCGTCAGGCGCGTATAAACCAGCAGTTCGAGGACTTCAAGATAACCGTCTTTCAGGCCACGGGCGACCTCGGCATCTGGCTTTCCACGCTTATGGGCGCGCTCGTTCCGCTTTCGCAGCTTATGCCGCTGCTTATCGGCATGGGCAACCTTATGGCATGGATAAAGGGCTTGCAGTGGGCTGCCATGTGGTCGCGCGTTCAGGGCTTCATCTATGCCGCCCGCCTGCAAATGGCGTTCATGAACCGAGAACTTATTACGGGGCAATTCGCCTCCAACGGCTTTTTTGTCAATATCACCCGCGCGACGCTGGCGGTGCTTCGATTTGCCACAGTGGGGATATTTCAAGCCCTCAAAGGTCTGGGCGCATTGGTTCTGTCGTTTGTCACGGGCGGGACAGCCTCGGCCACTTTCGCGGGTGTCGCCTCCGCTTCCTTTGGTGCATTCAAGTTGGCGGCCACTGCCGCCTGCCGTGCGGTCAGCGTGGCCATCATGAGCATCCCGATTATCGGGTGGATAGCCGCGGCCATTGCCGCCCTTATCGCGCTGGGCGTCTATTTTTGGAATACTTCGGCGAAGTTCCGCGCCACCCTGAAAGGCCTGGGCGCGTCCTTTGTCGCCGTATTTAAGGGCATCTGGGATTTGGCTAAAAACGTCTTCGGCAGTATCGGCGACCTGATAAAGGCCGCTTTCTCCCTTGACGGTCAGGGCATCAAAGACGCCATAAACAGGCTTAAAGGAGGCTTTTCGGAGTTCGGCACGAACGTCGGCAAGGCGTTCAATGACGCCTACAATGCCGAAATGTCCGCCAGCAAGAAAGCGGAGGAGGCCAAAAAGAAAGGCAAGCCCGACCCAAACGCCGCGGGCGGTGAAGTCCCCACGGTGGACGTGCCGACTGTCACGCCGCCCGACCCGACAGGGGGCAGCCTCGGAACTGTCGGCGGCGGCAAAAGCGAGGGCGGCGGTAAAATCAGGAATATAACGGTCAATGTGGACAAGCTGGTGGAGCGTTTCGAGATACACACCACCAACCTGTCCGAGGACTTGGGAAAGGTCAAGGATATGGTGGGCGAAGCCTTGCTGTCCGCCCTTAACGACGTAAATCTGGCAATGTAGTATGACACCGATAAGTTTCATGTTCATAGCCGCAGGCGCGGCCACACAGGCGAAAGGGCTGCTGTACAGGATGCAGCCCTCGCGCACGGGTCAAGCCCCGAACTGGGACGGCCACGGCGGCGGTATCACCCCGCACGAGGTCAGCAGCCCGATAACCGATAAAAGCTATTGGGAGGGGCGTTATGTGCTTTGCGAACTGACGCTGCGCAAGCAGGACGGCCAGACGCTTGTAATCAATGACGCCGTGTGCGCCATCAGCCGCGCGAAAAACATAGTCACCACGCAGATGGTAGGCATGGACGGCACGGTGAAAGAATACATCAACGAGGGCGACTACCAGATAAACATCGTTGTCGGTGTGGCCGCCGTCCGTAACGGTGTCATCGTGGACGAATACCCCGAAGACGGGCTGCGCGAGCTCCGCGCCTTTTTCGACGAAAAGGCGGCCATCGACGTGCACAGCGTCTTTCTGGAGATATTCGACATCGGCAGTATCGTGATAAAGAACTTTTCCGTATCGCAGGACACGGCCAGCAATTACCAGAGCGTGAGCATTTCGGCCATGAGCGATGGAGATTATAACGTGTACAGCACGGAGTATTAAACAGTAGTTAAACGGCATTCAAACGATGTACAGGCTGACGGCAAAAATAGAAATCACAGGCGCGAAGTCTTGGCGGCTTGAAAAGGTCACGGAGGTGGAAATCACCCGTGACACCGAAAAGCTGACGGACGAATGCCGCCTGACGCTGCCCAAAAAAATCAAGTGGGACGGCGCGGCCGAGATACCCGTCCAGCGCGGCGACGTGGTGAAAGTGTGGCTGGGCTACGACGGTGACTTGCAGCTTGCCTTTGTGGGGTACGTGCGTGATGTGGGTTTTAAGACGCCCGTCGTCATTACCTGCGAGGACGAAATGTTCAAATTGAAGCAGATTGAAGCGAAGAAGAAAGCCTACAAGAGCGTGAACCTTGAAACCCTGCTGAAAGAACAAGGCCTGAACTACCCGCTGCGCGTGATGGGTGAACAGAACCTCGGGCAGTACCGTGTCACGGCGGACACCGTGGCATCGCTTCTCGGCCATTTGCAGGAAAACGGCGTCCGCTCGTTCTTCCGTTACGAGGACGGCAGCCCCGTGCTTTATTGCGGTGTCCTGTTCGAGAGGGACAGCTGCCCGTCGCAGGTCTTCGCCACGGGGGTGAACATCATCGACGACCAGAGCCTCGAACAGCAAAAGGCCGAAAACATGCGCCTGCGCATCAAGGCGGTCAGCCTTATGCCGAACAATAAAAAAATCAGGGTTGAAGTGGGCGACGCCGACGGCGAACACCGCACGCTCCATACCTACAACAAGCAGGAAGCCGAACTCAAAGCGTGGGCGCAGCAGGAAATCAAACGTCTTAAACGGGACGGCCTCACGGGCAGTTTCAAGACATTCGGTTACAGGCTGGCGGACAAGCTGGACGCCATCGGCATCAAGATAGACGGTGAGAAAAAAGGCGTCTATCAGGTAAAGAAAAATATAATCAAATACGGCACGGGCGGCTTCCGTCAGGAAATCACGCTCGGCCAGCGTATAGGAGAATGAACAATATAAAAGAAACCATCAGGCAGTTGGCACAGGGCGGCCGCCAAAGCGTGAGCCTTGTTTGTACGGTGGACGCCGTGGACAAGACGGCGCGCACGGTGGACTGCACGCCGTTGGACGAAAGCGCGCCGCTTCTGGGCGTGAACCTGCAAGCTAATCAGGAAAGCACGTTCGGCGTGGTGGCATTCCCGAAAGTGGGCAGTTACGTGGTGGTGGGCTTTGTGGCCGACGGTGCTGCGGGCGTGGTGCTGCTTACCGATGAAGTGGAAAGCGTCGAGGTGGTAATCAGCGGCGACACCGCCCGAATTTCGGCCGACAAAGACGGTGTGCGCGTGCTGATGGGCGACGATACCAGCGCGGAACTGACGAAAGAGGGCATAACGCTGAACGGCGGCGGCTTCGGTGGTACGGTTAAGGTCGAGCAGCTGACAGAACGTATCAACGCCATAGAGCAGGACATCAACGACCTGAAAAGCGTGTTTTCTGGGTGGGTAGCCGTCCCGCAGGACGGTGGCGCGGCCTTGTCCGCCGCTGCCGCCGCATGGAGCGCGACCCCGCTTGAATTGACGCAGCGGGGTGATTATGAAAACGAAAAAGTGAAACACGGATGAACGGCATACTGATAGACGCGGAAAGTGGCGACCTGCTGATAGAGCGCGGCAGTGTCGTAATCGGTGACACCGACAGCCAGATTGCCGAGTGTGTCCTTGTCGCCATGCGCGGCGAGTGGAAAGAATGGCCGCTTATCGGCGGCGAAGTGAAAAAAATGCTTGGCGGCGAGGTGGACGTCATGTGGCGGGGGCAGGTCAAAAAGATGCTGGAAGCCTGCGGGCTTGACGTCCAGAAAGTGAGCATAACGGAAGACAACATTATAACAGTGGAGTGATGGAGGTAAAAGTAAAGGACAGGCAGAGCCTGCTCGACATGGCCGTCCAGACGGCTGGCAGCATGGAGGCCGCTTTCGGCCTTTCGGCCGCCAACGGCGTGAGCCTTACGGACACCCTCGCGGACGGGCAGGTGCTTGACACGGTGGCTGCCGAGAATGCGGATACGGTGCGCCGTTACAGCGTTCAGGGTATCCAGCCCGCCACGACATTGAGCGAGGAGGAAATGGCCGCGCTCGCGCAGGAGGGTATCAACTTCATGGGTATTGAAATAGATTTTGTAGTAAGTTAAAAATAAGACAATGGCACGTACA